GAAGAAAAATAAGGAGAAACAGAAAGATGGTACTTACAAGAGTGCACGCAAGATGTATGACTGGATTACAGGAAAGCGTGTGTAATTTGCATTTAACACTAATTTTACAGTAAATTTAACCTATGATTCCAGAAGACAAAAGAGCAAAAGATATAAAAGAACGTTGGCAGCGTTGGTATGATGCACGTTCTGATTGGGATACACAGGCAAGAGAAGACATAGATTTCTATCTCGGCAATCATTTTACAGATGCCGAGGCAACAGAACTTGCCGAAAGAAATCAAATGGGATTACCCATTGATCGGTTATATGCTGCTATTGAGCAGTTTAAAGCAATTATCACATCTAAGCCCCCAAAATTTTCTGCCGTGGGCAGAGAGGATTCTGACTCTAGATTAGCTACTGTTTGGAAAACAATACTAGAATATATCTGGGATAACTCTGATGGTGATGAAGTATTCAAGCAGGTTGTTCATGATTTTTCTGTTACTGGTATTGGGTATTTTTATGGGTATATAGACCCTGAAGTTGATTATGGTCGTGGTGAAGTTAAGTTTACATATGTTGATCCGTTTAGGGTCGTGGTTGATCCTAATAGTAGGAATAAGTGGTTTGATGATGCATCAGGTATGCAGCTTTCAACGATACTCACAAGAGATCAGCTTTTAGATGCATATCCCATGCTTAATGTTCCAGATGAAGAAGGTGATGTACTTATTGACAATATTGAAAGTATTGGAATTTCAGATGAAGATTATCCTTCTTCTCAAAATAGACAAGAAGGAACATCATTTACACCAGATGTTGTAAAAGATTATGATTATGGTTCACAAAATGATAAGTATAGACTTATAGAAGATTTTAGAAAAGTTAAGATGCCATTCTTTCGGGTTATGGACTTACAGAGTGGGCAGGAGAAAGTTTTAGATAACAATGGGCTGGAGAAACTTTTAGCCGATGAAAGAACTGCTGAGGCTTTTGACAAGGGACTTTTCGATATTGTACAGGTACAGCAAACTAGAATACAAATTACATGCATCGTAGGTCAAGTTATCTTATATGAAAAAGTGCTTGACACAAATATATTCCCACTTGTACCTGTGCCAAATATTTGGACTAATACTCCTTACCCGATGAGTGATGTCCGCAAAAACAAGGGATTTCAGAGGTTCTTGAATAAAGTAATGTCTTTAATTACATCGCATGCACAGGCATCGTCAGGCTTGAAGTTGCTTATTCCCCAGGGTTCTGTACAAGATATAGAAGAACTGGAACGAGATTGGGCGAATCCCAATGCAACGATTGAATATGACGCTTCTTTTGGAGAACCTCACTTTCCCTCTCCACAGCCACTTGCTGGCTCTATATTGCAATTACCTCAGATGGTGGAACATTACATCGACTTAAACATTGGAATATTTGAGATGCAACAGGGAAATACTGAGGCAGCTCCAAGAACATCGTCTGGGACAATGATGATGGAAGATTTTGGTCAAAGGCGTTCTAAATCTAAGCTCAGGGATATAGAGGCAAGTTTAAAGAGGCTTGGAAAACTTATGTATCATCTAGCTAAATCACATTATGGTTTTCAAAAGACATTTAGAATTGCCCAGCCAAACAATGATATAACTGAGTATACAGTAAATAAAAAGCTATATGACGATAAGACGAAGGAGCTTATGACAATTGAAAATGATTTAGCAGTAGGAAGCTTTGATGTACGTATTATTGGTAATTCCACCATGCCATCTAATAAGTGGGGTGAGTGGAATGTATATATGGAAGCATATCAGGCAGGACTTATAGATAAGGTAGAAGCCTTGAAGAAAACAGAAATATTTGATAAAGCTGGTGTTTTAGAGCGAACAGATATGGTTGCAAAATTACAGCAACAATTAGAACAAGCCGAGGAACAAATTAAAAAGCTTAGTGGCGATCTTCAAACTGCTAATCGTGCAGAAGTTCAGTCACGTAAGAAAACTGAAGTTGAGAAATTTAAAGGGAAACTTAAAGAACAAGAGTATGACTCCAAAACTCAAAATAAAGTTTCTATCGACAAATTATCTAATACGGTTAAACTCGAATCTGAGAAATTACGTTTAGCGACAGATGCGGAAAAGAAACGTAGTCAAGCTCGTAAGACCGAGAAATCGTAAAACAAAGGAGTTAAAATGTCTAATAATAATGAAGACGTAATCGCTTCTGTTGTTGAGAGTCAAAGTGATGGCCAACTTAACGCAGGAGTAGGGCAAGATGAAGGAACAAACAATGAAGAGAGTTCTACACAAGATTGGGAGGCTCAAGCTAAGTACCACCAATCTGAGAAGGATAAACTCTTCACTGAGAATCAACAGCTTAAACAATACGAAAAAGTTGGGAAATTTTTGGAATCACGTCCAGATTTGGTACAGAACCTTATGGGGGAAGTAAGTGGTCAGCCAGATACCCAACCGCAACGTGTCACGTTAAAGCCTGATGAATTTGATCCTTGGGAAGCCTACAATGACCCATCATCAGCATCTTATAAATTTAGGATGCAGGAGATGCAGGAAACCATAAATGGTGCAGTTGAACAAGCTGTCGGTGGAATTAAAGCACAACAAGGAAGAACAAGTCTTCGTGCTGATTTAGCCAATAAAGGGTTAAACGAGCAGGAACAAAATTCTTTCTTTGAATTTGCTGATAAACATCCATCCGAGTATGGTTTAGACAATGTACTTAAAATGTGGCGTGCTGTATCTCAAAGTCCAGAAACTGTCACGGATAATCCACTAGATCAAATCCGTCAAAATCAAGCTAATCCAACTGCTGCTGGTGTATTACAAGGCTCGCAGCCTGAGAAGAAGTCTGAGACGGATGCGATGTGGGATCAAGTGATGAGTGCTGGAAAACGAAGTAATGTGTTATAATTAAACGTAAAAGGAGAATACTATGGCAACATATACAGCAGGTAGTTTGTCGGCCAATGGTACTCGTAAAGTAGGTGTAAGTGCAACAGATTTTCACTCAAGACGACTTTTTGACTTTAGTGATCGTATTGCAGACTTACAACCAGATGAGTCACCATTTTTCGTATATCTATCTAAAGTAGGTAAAGTGCCAACTTCAGATTCTCAGTTTCGATTCTTAGAAGACAGGACAAAAGTAGCAATAACTGATAGAGCATTTCTTGCCCAAGCTGCATTTACAGCAGCTGCGGTTGGGAGTACTGCTACAGCTACTTTTGATACTACAGGTGGTGCTTCTGTTGATTGGCTAGTACCAGGAATGGTAATAGCTTGTGGAACAGTAGATACAAGTACAGCTCAACCTGAGTGGTGCACAGTTCGTGTTGAATCCGTTGTGGATTCAGGAGCTTATAGCACTGCTACGGTTCGTACTACCGCTAAAGCATCAGCAGCAGCTTTGACAGTGCCTAATAATGCTAAGTGTACTGTTGTCGGAACTTCATTTGAAGAAGGTACAGGTGCTCCAGACGTTTGGTCACAAAAGCTTGAAAACGATTATGGGTATACACAAATATTCAAAACAGCAGCAGAGATGACAAATACATCTCGTGCAACTGTGTATCGTGGTTATGCTGACGAGTGGCAACGTATCTGGAACTTAAAGTTAAGAGAACACAAGGTTGATATTGAAAGAGCGATGCTTTTTGGTATGCGTGCTCAAACTAACAGTATTAGTTATACTGATGGTGTAGTTGGTCATATTATAGCTAACTCTCAAGGTCAACTGGCAGATGAAGCTCAAGTGTCCTATACTGAGGATAAAGGTTATTTAAAAACAATCACAGCAGCAAATTGGTCTTATGATAGTTTGCTTAGTGATTTTGAAGTAATCTTTGATCCAGCTAGAGGCGGAGCAAGTTCTAAACTTGCTTTGGCAAGTCTTCCTGTTATTTCTCACTTCAATAAGTTAGGTGGGTTTATGGATTCGACCCTCAAGGGTGCGACTGATGCAGGTTCACTGTCTTATAATTGGGAAAGAAGTACTGGTTCATTTGGTCATAAGATCATGAAGATAGAAACCATTCATGGTGATCTATCTATGGTTAAAGAACCCCTATTTAGAGGTAACTCAGCAGGATTTCTATGCTTAGTTGATCTTGACCATGTTTCATACCGACCTCTTGTTGGTAATGGTATTAATCGTGATACTTCAATCACAACTAATGTGCAACAGGCTGATGAAGATTTGCGGAAAGACCTCATCCTAACGGAAGCTGGTCTTGAAGTATCCCTTCCTGAGACTCATGCACTAATACACTTACAGGGAGTTTAAGATGAGAAGTGATATACTCAATGAAAACAGTCAACAAACTGGTGGAAAAAAGCTAAAAGTAGTAAATCTTACTGTCGCTATAACGTTAACTAATGAAGATAGTGGTAAGGTTTATGCTGTGGATTCTGCTGGTGGTGCTTATTCGATTACTCTTCCAACTTCCTTGGAGGATGGTGTTTATTACAAATTCATAGTTTGGGAAGAAACACCAACTGCTGATGTTACAATTGCTGCTGG